CCGGCATACGAGATTCCGAAACGTGACTGGAGTTCAGACGTGTGCTCTTCCGATCTATGACTAAGCATCACTGATTAGATCATTATTTATATACCAATCGTTTTTTTGTTTACTGTATCTTTCAGAATGGCCAGCAAATAATATTTCTCCATCTTTAATTAATGAAACAGATGCATCGTGAGAGGTTTCGTTAATTCCTAATATAATGCTCATTAATTTTTTAACCTTTCAATAAATGATTCTGCCCAGTGTACGTGCACATGTGCTCCGTAATGACCATAATGTGAATTTAGTTGCTCTGGGTCGGTGTCAAAAGCAAAATCAAAGTTCTTGCCATATTTTATTTTTTCTAAATTGTGACAATCTTCTGAGCTATCGCATGGCTTTCTTTTATCCCTACACCAATCTCTTTCATTTTTATTTTTATGTATCATAACTCTTCTTGTATCTGGTATTTCCTGGTGCCAAAGATTATTTTTTAAATACACAAAGTTTTTAAATCCTAAGTTATTATTAATAATATAGTCTTCTTGTTCTTCTACCCAGGTTCCCCACAAAAAATTAATTCCAGCCTCAAAACAGTACATTTCTAAAAACTTTATATATTGCAAAGATAAAGCAAATGGTAGTTCCTTTGGTATTATTTCATTTGCATCGTGAGGTTGTTTAGAAATTTTTGCATATTCTTCATTGATATTTAATAGCAAGTGATAATTTTGTTTTCCTCTTATTTGATGTCCTTCTGCGCCTGGTCTTCTGCTATCTTTTCCAGAATACATATGGGAGCCATCTGAGTACATCTCCATCCTTAAAAAATCTGGGAATAGACATAATAAATTTTTAGGGTTTCCAAATTCTTTAAAATAATTAAATAAATTGTTTACAATAAATTGAACAGATGCTCCAGATGCACCCAAATTAAAAGATTTAAGGTTTAGTTTAGATCCTACAATATTTCCCCATATTGCTTCTTCTACTACGCCTTCCCCGTATGTCATTGAGCAACCAGAAAATAATAAATCAGCATTCTTTTCAAATTCTTTTGATCTATAAAAATATTGATTGACAGAATATGGCTGTATCTCTTCATTAGGGTACCATTTAATTCTATCATTGACATGCTTAAGGCTTGGCCCACCAACGATTCCAGGAACGGCTTCATTCCAATTCCATCCGTCATTAAAAAAACTCATTTTAATAAATGAACCTATCTATATCTTTTTTTCTTTTTTTTAAAATTTTATTTTTAAATTTATAAATATAAAATTTAATTAACAGCATACTATGCCTCACTTGCTATTTCCTTTTCAACAATTTGCTGTACAAATTCTGAACAATGTTTTCTTATACTTCCCATTGTGCTTGACCCAAAAGATTCCCATAGCCTTTTATACTCTATTAGATTTTGTAAGGTAGTTGGACAAACTGTCTGGCCAGCGTATGTTTTCATAACTGTTGGCAGGGGCACATGTTTTGTACAACATTTACATTGTTTTGCCATCTCTTGATATTCACTCATAATATTTGCATCCTATCCATTGCTTCTCTCAAATCTTCAGGCATTCTAGGCGCCCTAATCATATTGTAAGATGTTGTGTCTGGGTCATCTTTGGTCCCAAAGTCATTGTCATAATTCATTGATTCGTATGTATGAATTTTAATTTCCTGATTTCCATCAAATCTTGTTCTGCTAATTGCATTAAATATTGCACCGCATGTAGCATCTGCGAGGTCTTTGGATCCTTTTCTTGGGTGGTCTACTTTATCACGCATAATTCTAAGCTGACAGAGCTCATCTATTAAAAGCGGTATGTGTGGTCCAATTAACCTTTCTTCTGCAACAACCATTGCCATGTCATCATAATGTTTTTTAGCAACAGATAAAATTTCCGTATTAATACCATATTGCTTTAATTGTTGCATCATGTCGTGAGAGTTCCATCTGTCAAAAGTACATATTGCTATATTAAAACCTCTAGTTTTAAGAGAAAGAATATAGTCTTTTACCTCTGTAAAGTCTACAGATTTATCTGGTGTCGGTGTCCAGTATCTAACTGCATCTACTTCTACAATTGGGGCTGGCTGGGAGTAGGTGTCTGTGACCTTAACATTAACCCATTTATTTATATGAGCCATTGTAACTGCACAGTGGTCATGTTTTTGTGCTAAGTCTACGTGAATATAATATTTTTTATCTGGGTCTGGCAGGAACCACTCTTCAAGTCTTCCAAAATTATCTACAGCAATTGACCCAACGTTAAAAGCTTTTTCTACTTTTTCTCTTGACTTAAAAAATGCATCTACTGCATCTGGTGGCATGCAAGCAAATCTAGACAGAGCGTCGGTTGGATTTGTATAAAAAGCTGTTTTAAAATCATCAATTTTTCTTACTGGGTTTATCTCCCAGGTAGGTCTTTTAATAGCATAGACTTTAGGTATTTTATAGGATATTATGTGATCCTCTTCCCATTGAATTTCAAATTCATTTCCTTCGGTACCGTCTGGCAGCTCCTCATACATTTTAAATTTATGATCCCTAATTACAGTTTCTTTTTCTCCTATAACAGCATCATACCTTTGCTGTATGTAATCATTTTTAAATCTAGGAAAGGAAAGCAAAATAACTTTTCCAAAATCTGGAAAACGTGAATCAACTGATGCTCTGTACATGTCATATACAGCACTTCCAGTTTTTGCTTGATCATGACCTGTAGTATTTTCAATTGCAAAACCAGATATCTCATCAAGAATTACAACAAGAACGTTATATCCTTCCCAAGCTTCTCTTTCCGAGTGGCCAGAATGAACTGTTATTGCTTTGTTAAATTGTATTTCTGAGGCTTTTGCATAATACTTGCCAATAAACCAAGGAGATTTATCTATTCTGCTTCTAAAGCCTTTAAAAAACACATTGCTGGCTTGCTGTGAGTTGATAGCAATATTGATAATATCAATTGAATCTCCTGGCGGTTTGCCATAATATGTTGCTGGGTCTTTTAAACACAAAAGTAGATAAACAATGTATGCCACTGCAATTGTTGAGCAGTAATCTTTTCCAGAACCTTTTCCTAATTGTGCTACAACTTCGTTAGCGGTTTGCTTAAATCTAACAGACCCCTCTTCTTCTCCAAATAACTTTTTAAGAGTAGACTCTTTATATATTTGTGAGCTTTTTTCAATAAGAGTATACTGATATTCTGATAGTGGTGGTAAGCCTAAATAATTTGGATCATTTACAAATGTACGAAGATCTACTGGTTTTTCTTCGAACTCTTCCCCATCTAGTATATCTATTAAGTCTGCAAAATCGAATGACATGTTATCTTCCCATTGAGCTTGTTAGGGGATGACCTTTGGCAACATAATTTTTTGGAACCTTTATCATATGGTATATGTGATTTGGCCATGCATAATATTTTTCGCTTAGGATTTCTTTAGTAGAATGCTTACAATGTTCTTCTGGGCTATGGAATATCAAGTCGCCTTTTTTAGGTTTGTATAAGATATCTTGTTCTTCATAATAAAATTCTCCGCCATCAAAATCGTTAAAGAAAGCATACATTCCAATGTCCATACCATCAACATAATCAAAATCTTCTCCCTCAACATATAGCCTAGATGCATTCCACGCCTCAATAAACTCTTCTTTATCAGAATGAGCATATCTACTTGTTCCTTTTAATAGTTTATGCGGATGAGTATTTGTTCCAACATAGTAGTTATCTTCTAATAAAGAATTAATTCTATCTCTAATTTCTTCTAAAAACTTAACGCCTTTTTCTTCTTTGACTTTAAATCTTTTTTCTGGGTGTGGCTGCCACCAATCATCTTCATTAAGTGAGTCTAGGTACTCTGTTACTTTTAAACATTCCTCATCAGATAAAAAATTATGTATAACATAAATGTCTTTCCCTATTACTTCAAAAAGATTTTTATTGAACATTTGTTATAACCTCTGCATCATCTATGTTTACTGATTCAACTATGCCAGTAATTTGTGACAATCTTTTTGCAACATCCATCTTACATTTTGGACAAGACGCAGTTACTTCCTTTAATATACCAACTAAAATTTCTTGTTTTCTTTCAGTCTCAGCAACTTGTGAAGCAAGTTGGGTATTCTCTAGGACGCCCACGGACTGTAGCATTGCTATTCTTTTTGTTTCTATGTCAGCAATCAATTTTAAAGCACCAGCCTTAACGTTTAGCTGTCCCTGGGTATCGGCATCCTCCACTGTTTTCCAAGCTTCTTTAATAAGCATTGCATAGTGCTCATCAGCCCCAGAAATAGCTTCCCTTGCACGATCTCTTAAATTAGTATCATTGTGTACTACAGACTTCCACTCATCAACATACTCCAAAACTTCTTTTCTAGAAAATCCTGTTATTGTTGCTATTTGAGTAGCGGAATTCCCTTTAAGTAATTCCTGGACAACCCTATTCATTCTGTCAAAATGTACTGCTGGCTCTATTTCGCTCATATTTAAATTATACCATGTTTTAGTTGACTAAGACTTGTTTGCAATTTTAAGTAAAATTAAATATCCAATCAAATCATCAATATCATTATCGCCTGGAAATGCTTGATCATTTTGAATTCTATTTAATTTATCATCTATTCGAACACGAATCTGTTCCTTTGAGTCAGCTTTTGAAAAAATACGAATTGGATCAAGGGCCGAGTTTCCGTATGATATATTTTTTTTGATTAGCATTTCTGCAATATCAAGACACTCTCTAATAATTTTATGGCCTGATGGGGCATCTGTTGCTATTAGCTGTAGGTCTGTGACCCATGCCTGATATCCGCCTTCTTTATTTGGGTATCCTGTCATTTTTTTCTTAACAATCCAAACTCTTGTAAATATCTCTGTATGGTCATAGCAGAGACACCGCACTCTTTACCTATTTCTGTAACCGTTTTCTTTTGCACAACATACCTTCTGTACAACCACTCTTTGCTTTGATATAACTTCATCGTTGAGTAAGAACCTGATTTGAATAATGGGCAATTCCAAAAGCATCTGCAACATCAAAGTCATTTAATGATATAGAATATTTATTATTAAAATAATCTACAGTTCTTTGTTTTCTCATATTTCTTAATTGATTCTTATACCATGAGTCTGCGTAACCTGGGTTAGCAAGTCTTATTGCAGATTTTTCATCCTTTGTAGGATTTTTGTTACCAATATACGCCTGCCAAGCGGATGGACTAATAGTAATAACCTTAGCACCAGTAGACATAAGCTCAGCAATAACAACTCCATAGACATAGGATAATTTTATCACAGCATCAGGTGATCTGACAAGTATTGCTCCCTCTACAACAATGTAATCACTTTTTAATTCATCTAACATAATAGACATTTTATTTTTAGCATCATATATTTTTTCATATATATCAGAACCTTCTAAATTAATTTTGCCCCATTTTAAAGGAAGATCATTTTCCATAAGACAAAATGCAATTGAATTTGTAGATGCGTCAATGCCCAAAACTCTATATGCTTTTGTTCTAACTAAGCTAGCTAATTTCATCTACTATATCCTGTAACAGTTTTCTTGCTTTGAGGTTTGTTTCTTTAACGCATGATGAGCATATGTCTTCAGAGTTATACCTACTTAACTGCGATTTACATTTTTTACAAAGCCTGACGGCGCCCTTTTTAATTGCTTTTTTTTCATAATATTTTTGCATAATTCTTTTGTTTGTTGCAACCCTGCAACATTCATCTGAACAATATTTTTGATTATGAGTTTTAGAATCAAAATCTTTTGCACATTCTGTATTTGCACATATCATATTTTAGGCACCTTGTATAAATCAATTTCTACTGTTCCAGCTGGTCCTGACTTATCGTAGCAGGCTTTCTTTACTGGACAATATGTGCAAGGCATTTTTGACTTGGTTGAACCTTCTGGTCTTATTGGCAGATCGCCGTTCTTAAAGTTATCCCATACTTCTTCCATCCATCTAAATGCCTCTTCAATAATTGCTTTATTTTTATCATTCATAGAAATAGGAATGATTAATATCTCTTGAGTATTTTTATTTTCATACAGAAAAAAACCCTCTTTGGCATTTTTAAGCTTCATGTATGTTAGTAATTGAAGCATGTGGTTTGCTGAAGACTTCATCTCTGACTGTCTTGTGTCCCAAACCTCTTGCTTTGCCGTTTTAATTTCACCAATTACCGTCTCGCCATCATACTCCATTATAAGATCTATAAAGCCTCTAATGGGAGGATACTCATTAATAATTTCTTCTTCTTCGGCTTTCCATTCTGGCATTGTTTTAATAAGCTTTTGAAGTCTTTCATGTGCTTGAGTTCCTTGTGCCATATTTGCAACTGCAACTGCATCGTTATCATCAATAAACACTGCGCCTGAAAATGCCATGTACCAATATCTTGGACAAGTTCCATGACCATAACCTAGGGAGCTTGGGCTAAAAGATTTTTTTGTCATCTCTCCATCGGCACGTTTAGTGTTTCTATATGACTCATCTAATAACGCAGCAAATTTTTCTGGATCAAAAAACTTGCCAGTATGTTTTTTAAACTTAAGATTTTTTACAATATCTCTAGCCATTGATAAACCTAAATACTATGTCGGCCCCGAGCCAAATGCCAACAATTCCCATAACTGCTGGAAAATATGGTGGTGCTGGTACTGGTAGCTTAAATGCAGCAAAAATTCCTCCCAGGATTGCTCCTGTTAAAGTGGAAAGCAATATATCTTTAATCATTATGAATTATACCTAACTACATACTTAAGTGCATCTACAAGCTTGTCTATGGACTCTTTTACTGAATAGTACACATTCTTTTTATTGTTATTTACTGTTCCTGCTTTGTCTTTAGCAATAGTAGAGTAAACAGAAGACATTACCGCAAACTTAGTAGACATTGCCTGGAGTTCCATTATAAGCATTGGAGCTTTTGCAGAAGGTACGTCTGGATTCATGAGAAGCTTAACAACAATAGACAACGCTCTATCTAAATGTTCGTCTTGCATAAACTCATGCAAGTCATTAAATTCTGTTATATCGCTTATAAGCTCTAATGTATTTTTATCTTCCGCCATTTTTAATCCTTTTGTCTAATTTATCAATAAAAAGCCCCATCGGGTATCCTATGATAAATCCTATCATTAATCCTAATAAAAAGATAGTCACTGTATTTCCTTTCCATATATATAGTTTACGCTTAAATTATTATTATTATTATATTTACTATACTCTTCTTTGTCTACGTAATCTTGAAATTTAACGCTATTATTTTTTAACAATTCATTAGAGCATACCTCATCATAAGATGATCTTATTGCATATCTATTTTGACCTAAAGGCATGTTGGGGTTATGATAAAAAGGATAAAATGATGGGAATATAACTACGTCGCCAGCTTGTGGCTTATAGTAAACAAAGCCCTTTTCTTTACTATAAAATTTAATTTCACCATGATCATAATCATCGTTTATATATATCATTGTTGTAATAATATGATTTCTTTGAAAATCTCCCTCTGGATTTGGGATATTGTCTAAGTGAAAAAATGGATGTCTAGTTATAAATACCTCTGGGTTATGAAAAGTTTTTATAACAGAAAAGCTTGAATGAAGAGTTGGGTCTTCAAATGGGTAGATGTTAAGAATATCTAATGGCCAAATATTAGAATCAGCATATTTTTTTACATAGCTATCCATTGTATCTTTTCTTATTTTAATAATTTCAGTAAGACAATCTGCTCCTACTTTTTTATTAAAATCTTTGTATAAACTACTAAACATGTAAGTTTCTGTTGCCCACCCATAAGAATTATCATTATATTTAAAATCAAATATTAGATCAGACTTTTCATCAATGCTTTTAAAAAAAGAATAAGTCTTGTCTATATCTTTAAATTGATTTTTATAAACAACAACATATGGAGAAATTTCTATCATATTTTTTTATCAATTTCTGTAACGTGCATTTTTAAATTATCTACTTCATGTTTTCCTATTTTATTCCCATGATGATCGATAGCTTTTTTATACATCTTTAGCCTTGGCTTATCTGCAGCAACTGCTTTTTGAATGGCATCAAGGTACTCTTGTGTATCTTGTATCCTATTTTCAGAAGGATATATCTCATTAAGAATATTAATATTTGAATCTTGAAACTGTGCTATGGATACTGGTAGTATGCAGGCTATATCTGTGCCAGCCTTTACAACGTATTCTTTATTTGGCTCATGTAACTTCCATACAATTGGGAATGATCCAGTAAAAATAGAAGAAGATAGTATTGTTGTTATTACTTCTGCGCCCTCTATAAAACTGTTTGGTACTGGCATAGTTAATATGCTGACGTTTGGGTCTGTTCTAAAAATTAAGTTTGTATTAAAGCTTACAGTACCTTCCCCTCTTCCAGACCATATATGTTCAGACCCCATAATTGCTGTTGCTGGATTTTTTCTATCTCCATCCCAAATAAAAGATATATCTTGTTCAAAATAAATGCCATAGCCAAAAGAGTTAGCAGCCATAATTGGTGTGCAGTTATATGTATTTGAATGCATCCAATCTCTTTTTGGAGGAAGTTGTCTTATTTTTGCGGAGACATCTCTATGATTATCTCTATATGCATTAACCGTGTACATTATTTTTCTCCCAACATTCTATTAGCTGTTCTAGCATTGCCCATTCAATCACTGCCAATCTTGTTTTAGATCCGCTAGATCCAAGAATTAGTTTTAATACTGGACTTTTGTCTCTGCTGACCTTGAAGGTATCTGTGCATATCTTAGACCACATTGATTTTGATATAGATATGGATGTCGCATACTCTTTGTAATCTACTACAAAATTATGCCATACAGCATCACCTTTTTGATAGTCACCACGCCCAGAATTTTTTTGTGGCTTAGCGCCGTCTCTTTTTATTTCTGATCTTTCTGACATCTATCTATTCCTTTCAACGACTATCTCATCAGGAGATATTTTTATAAGCTGCATATCATTATTGACGTACTCTTCTTCTGTCATATTTGAATCAAGCTTATATTTATTCTCCCATTCAATATGTTTGTCAGAAATATAGTCTAAAAATGTTCTTGCAAAATATCTATTTGCGTTAAAGTATTGTTTAACCGCATGATAAAATGGTTCGGTAGATGGCATTATCACTGCATCTCCTGCTCCTGGCTTGTATCTATAGCTTTTTTTAGAAACATCATCGTACACGCAAATATCTCCACCATCATAATTATCATTTAAATAAAAATTAATAGTTGCAACATGCCTTCTTAATTTATTTTCATTTGGCAAAGCAAACTCATCTATATGGTAGTCCATCATAAGCTGCTCTGGTGGTCTTTTAAACAACACCTCTTTTTCATACTCATATTTAAAATAATCTATATAAATTTGATCTTCAATTGAATTTAAAACAGACCAATCTGATATAAAGTCTGGCCATGTTCCACTATCTTTAAATTGATTAAAGTAGTCATTATTAATAAAATTAGTTATATCATAAATTTCTTTTAAATAAACTTTTTCTTTTGCTGCAGTTTCGGTGTCTGAATTATCTGGAATATGTTTTTTACCAAATAGCATTCCTCTTCTTTCTCCCTGTTCATACCAATTTCTCCATGGGTCAAGTATTGAGTCTTTATTAGGTTTGTCAAGCAATTCAATCATTTCTTGACTATATTTAAAAATATTTTTATACACAACTATTTGAGGTGCAATAACAATCTTTTCAATATTATTATAATTCATATCATCCCATCCTGTGCAATGTTTCATGACCATTTGAACAGGTCCATTTCATTATTAAATTTTCAGGATCCCACAACCCACCATCTACATCAATCTCACATTTAGAGCATGGCTTTATGCCTGGAAGTTCCTCGAATGTAGAATCGTTTTCCTTCTGATCTTTTTTATTTAAAAATTCATTAAGATCTGGCATCGATGTCCTCAATTAGCTTATTGACAACATCAGGATTATCTCTTAAATATGTAACTGCTTTTGCACGTCCCTGTAATCTTTCTCCATTAACAGTGTACCAAGCTCCACCCTTTTCAACAGCCCCAACCATCTCAGCTACATCAAGTGTTTCTCCTACTAAATCTACTCCGAGTGTTTCTCCTTGGTAATAGAAATCGTATTGTCCTGAAAGATTAGGGGGGCCGAGCTTGTTGTAATCAATAATCCAATTGACTGGCCTGCCAACTCTTTGTTCAATGATTTTGTCACCAACTTTAACACCAGCCTTAATTGCATTAGCCTCAGCTTCTGAAGACCATAGCTTAATGACTGTGGAAGAGAAGAACTTAACTGCCATTCCCCCCGTCGGAATATGGGAGGCATGCATAGAGCCAAATTGATTTCTTTGCTGTGAGATGAGAACCAGTAATGTGTTTTTGTTTGCATAATTTAACATTTTGACCGCATGGGTCATATCCTTTGCTTCTGCTCCGATTTGCTTAGTGTCTTGCAAATCTTTCATTTCGTTTCCATCTTTTTCAAAATATATAGCGGGAAGTAGAGCAGATATAGAGTCTACAACTATAATATCTACACCAGCATCCATCAATTTAGTTGCAACGTCAACCATATCATTAACTGTTTTTGCAGGAGAGTAAATAAGAGAAGATGAATCTACTCCCAAAGATTCTGCCCAGGCCTGGTCATAAGATGCCTCAGCATCAATCCAAGCACATGTCTTGCCTTCTTTTTGAGCTAAGGCAATCATCTGCAAACAAAACGAAGACTTTCCAGCAGACTTATTTCCCCAAACAAGTACTTGCCTTCCATAACCAAGACCGCCTTTAAGTGCCATGTTAAGACCTATACTTGGCGTCTTTTGTTTTTCAACTTTTACATCTTGTGCTGCTTTTACTCTTGCTCTTGTTTTTGGATCTAATCCTGCTAGGATATCATCAATCGCTATAGTCATTTATTCTCTTTCTTTTATACAATTATATCATTAAAATAAATTGCCGTGAAGCTTTGGTCTAGACTTATTTTTTTCCATTTTATTAAATAGCACTTCATCTAAGCTATGCTCTATAAACCCTGCATTACGCATTGAAGCATATAAGTCTAGGGTTCTGATTAGAACGTCAGCCATTTCTTCTACTATTTCTTCTGATCCTTTGTTTTTTCTAATTGCCTCTAAAACTTCTGTCACTTCTGAATGAACCAGCGCAAGTTTATTACCAAAAACATCAAAGTTTTTTGGACTATCCCAAAATCCTTTTTCTATTGCAGTTTCATGCAAAATTGCAGATAGCACATCTAGACCGTAATCTGTAACCAACTCTACAGTTTTATTCGAAGTCTGTAATGAGCTGGTTGTTATTTGTCCCTGATTCATCTTTCTCCTTTAGTGTAAATGTAAAAGTTTGATCATCTGAGTTATAGTCTACCTTTAGCTCCTGATCTTCGGTAGCCGCATTAATAAACAAATCGGTTGGCACCACTATTTCGCCTAATGTTTCAAGAGCAGCAATTAAAATTTTAGGCACACTTAGTGCACCAAAAACCTCTTCAGCTGTGCTTACTTTAATATCTTCTGTCATTTTATCTCCTTTATATTCATTGTTCCATCATCTAATTTAGACAATACAACCTTGCACTTCATTCCTTCACGCATCTTTGCTAAAGTCATTTTATACATAGCTGGAAATGCGATTGCTCTAGTTAAATTTTTATCTTTATCTGAGAGCACTATATGACTCATCTGCTTTCCAGCCTTTGTGGTATATGGGGTAAAGTTTACTACAATATACTCTTCTTCTTCTAGATCATATTTTTTTCTATATAAATAATCTACAAACAAATCGTTAGACTCTGGGTTAATATCTGATACCTTTATGTATCTAGATATTCTATTGTCTCCCACTAAAATAAAGTACATCTGCCCAGTTTCAATTTGTGTCTGCTCAGTGTGAAATAGGCCAACCGAACCAGTTTCATCTACTAGCTCGACACGAGCCCATCCATTTCCACGCTTAATAGACTTAACCATACCAAACATAACAAACGAACCCAGATCATCAAAATCTTCAATAGGCCTTGCTTGAGCTTTAATTCTTGGTGGGATCCCTTCAAGATTAAATGTAGGAATACCTAGGTATTCGTAGTAGTTGTCTTTTTCATTTCCTTGCCTTTTGTTATCAGTAAACGCAGCACCGCCGATGGAGTTAAGAGCAGCAATAGCACGGCTATTAATGCCAGAACCCTTTTTCGATGCTTTCTCAATAAAGTCAGCATAATCACTGAACGGTCTTCTTTCTATTATTTTATTTGCAATACTGTCTGAAATAAATTTTACTTCAGCCAAACCAAACCTAATTGCGTTATCTTGTAAGGAAAAATAAACTTGAGATTCATTAATGTGTGGCAACAAAATTTTAAGACCAAGCCTTTTGGCTTCAATTAAATATTCTGTTCTTGCGTCCTTGTCATTTTCATTTTTAAGTACCGAAAACATGAACTCAAGAGGATAATAGGACTTAAGCCAAGCAGTATAATAACTAAGCATAGAGTAAGCAACAGCATGGGAGCGG